CTTTCATCTAAAACGATTCCAACAAATTCGTTTGCTACGAATCTATCCAATTTTTCGTAATTAGTGATATTGATTCCATCAATACAATCAGATTGTTGATCTACAACCTTGGCTGAATACCCAAACTTCTCAGCCTCTCTTCTGGTTTGACTTGCTACTGCCAATGGGGCTAAAATTAGAATTTTTCCACCAGTATGTTTATGAACTTGGTGCGCCCATGATAACTGCATTGGAGTTTTACCTAATCCGCAGTCAGCAAAAATGCACGCTTTGCCTTTTTTTAGCGCCCACCTGACAATATCTTTCTGAAAGTCATATAACATTGAATTAAGTTGATCCTTAGCAATATCAAAACCGCTGCTTTCCAATACAAATCGTTTATTTTGTAAAAATTCTTTGTAATTCATTCGTTTCAAGGAACCCGATATATCGTCACCCCGGCCGGAGGTTCGGTTCCTTTCTAAAGTATTGAATTTTGGAATTTTTCGACAGAACTGCCGAACGTCTGAATAAAAAATCGCTATTACTCATAGCTGAGATTGTTTGAAG